CGATCTTAGACTTCTCTGAGAAAAATCCATTCGGTGATGCTGGGAGTTCATAATGTTAGGACAACAATTTTACCATGAAACGATACGAAAAGTCGTTGTTGCTTTTGGTACAATATTTAACGATATACATTTAGTACGTAAGGATAATGACGGTACTATAAAACAATCTATGAAAGTTCCTCTTGCTTACGGGCCGAGAGAAAAGTTTCTTGTCCGATTGCGAGAAGATGCAGACCTTACTAAACAGGTTGCGGTAACTCTTCCACGTATAGGTTTTGAAATTGCTGGTATTTCATATGATCCCACTCGTAAACTCAACCGTGTTCAGAAGTTTAAAAAAGTTAAGGGTGCAAAAGCAAACCAACTTGATACTCAATATATGCCTGTTCCGTATAATGTAGATTTTTCTTTATACATTATGGCAAAACAGTCAGATGATGCACTTCAAATCGTAGAACAAATACTACCTTACTTTCAACCAGACTATACAGTAACAATTAATGATAACACTGATATGGGAATTAAAAGAGATGTTCCAGTAGTACTATCTGCTGTAAATTATGAGGATACTTATGAGGGCGATTTTACTTCTAGAACTACTCTGATATATACGTTGACCTTTACTGCAAAGTTTTATTTGTATGGCCCTGTTACTTCTTCTGGTGTTATCAAGACCGTACAGGTTGATCAATATACTGCTATGCCAGATAAGACACCTAAGAGAACTCAAAGATATACAGTTACACCTAAACCAACAACTGCTGATGCAGATGATGATTTTGGTTTTAACGAAACTTCATCATTCTTTGAAGATGCTCTAGAGCACGATCCAAAGACAGGTGAAGATGTTGAACCAGATAATACTGGAACATAATAATGAACAAACTCATAGATAAAGAGTTGGGAGTAATACAAACTGATATGGAAACAGCATCAGGAGATATTATTGAGCATCCTTGGGTTGGGGCAGTTTCAACAGAAGAAGATATAGAGAGAGACTATGAATATCAAAGGGAACAATTCTATAAATTGGTGGACAGGGGGAGTATGGCCATTGACGGTATCCTTGAACTTGCAAAAGAAGGAGAACACCCTAGAGCCTATGAAGTCGCTGGACAACTCATCAAAAATGTCGCAGAGGTTACTGAGAAACTTGGAGATTTACAGGAAAAAATGAAGAGATTAAAAGATGTTCCAGGCACAGCACCTAAGAACGTAACTAACGCATTATTCGTTGGTTCAACTGCCGAATTGCAGAAAATGTTGAAAGGAAAAAGTTAACCTACAAAGGAGTATATCATGGTTAAATTTATGCAACCACAGTGGTTTGAGAGAATTCCACGAACAATCGCAAAGACAATTACATGGCGTAGTTGGATGATGGTCACTAATAGTATTATTGGCTGGATCGTCACAGGTGATCCTTGGAAGGGTCTTGCAGTAGGATTAATGGCACTTGTCATTAACAGTACACTGTATATCCTACATGAGAGACTTTGGAACCGATTTGATTGGGCAAAGAAACAAACTTCGGAAACAGAGAAAGTTCTCTTATAAATAGTACAAATAACAGGAGATTTCATATGAAAACTATCCGTTGGGTACTTGCACACGAACCGATTGAACTGTTTTTAAGAGCTGCAAAAAGGTTTAAAGCGACTATGGAAGCAACTGCTCCTGGCCGCTTAAACTACGAAATTCTGACACTCTCAGAATATGCAGACAAGTATAAGAATGGGGCAAAGATTACTAAACACGATCTTCTACAGCTGATGGAAGATGGTGAGATAGAAATGTCCCAGATGTATACTTCTACTCTAGGAAGAAAACACCACAGAGATATGTGGGCCCTAGATATGCCATTTCTTTTCGAAAATCACGATCACGCAAAGACCGTGTTAGAAGGAGAAATAGGTCAAACTCTTCTCGCTGGATTAAACGAGAGGACAAATGTTCAAGGTCTGGCGTTTACCTATAGCGGAGGTTTTCGTATGATTCCTGCTAACGTAGAACTTCATAAGATTGAAGATTTCAAGGGGGAGAAACTACGTTGCAATAAATCCCCAATCGCAGAGGAAACTCTAAGTTCTCTTGGTGCTATCCCTGTTCCTATTGAGTTGGAACAGATCAACGAAGGTGTACAGGACGGTATTATCGTAGGTGGGGAATCTACTTACCCACGATTTTACGGACTGCAACAGAACGAATTCATGAACACAATTAACGATGCAGAACATTCCTTGTTCCTGACATCAATCATTGTTGCAAAAGACTTCTGGAAAACACTAGATGAAGACTTACAAGAGCAAATTCAAGATGCATCTTTTGACGCTGCACGTGCAGAAAGAGTATGGTCTGTTGAAGACATTGATATTGTCAAGTCGAAATGTGAGAAAGATACTATTAAAGTTGTCACTATGTCAGATGATGAACGAGCTCGTTGGAAAGAAGTTACAGAATATATGTACGAGAAGTACGATGATATGTTCTCTCCTGGCCTACTGGATAGTATTAAACAAGCTGCGTGAAGATAATAAATCATAACAATCTGACTATAACTGAATCGTATATCAGAGAGTTGACCAATTATAATCCTTTAGATTTAGAGAATATCGAAGATTATAACAGTACCCATGTGGGAGAGTTATACGATAACTACATCTATGGTTTAACTCAACTGGTAGATTGTCCTAGTCCCTATGACCGCACAGATGAGTATAATTTCTTAAATATAGATTTTGACCCTATCCCCACTATCCCTGAGAACTGGAATCGTAAGTTCGAGGACATCGTGAACCAGAGAGCAACTGAACTCTGGAACATGGACAAACCTATAAGGGTTTGGTACTCTGGAGGAATAGACAGCAGTACTGCTCTAGTGGCTCTAATCCGAAACAAACTACCATGTCATGAACTCAGTGTATGGATGAGTAAACCATGTGTAGAGGAAAACCCTACTCTATACGAAAAGATTAAGAAGTGTGATATTACAATACAGTGGAATGGTAAGGAAACTATTTTTAAGGATACAAGTTTATGGGATGGTTCTACTCTTAATATCACAGGTGAGTGTGGTGATCCTATGTATGGTACTTTTGTAATAGAAAACCATATAGAGGAACTAGATGACCACTGGCACAAAACTATGGACTATGATGATGTTAACTTTATATACAGGGACAGTCCTTTAAGAGAAAAGTTTATGGCCTTCACAGAGGAATACGTTTCTAAGTGTCCTTTTGAGGTCAAGACTCCTTTTGATTTTACGTGGTGGGTAGCATTTACTACTAAGTGGCAATGGATTGATCGCAGACTATTTGGAAACTTACCTGATCCTTCTGGATATAAAAATATGTTAAGTTTCTTTAATCACCCACAGTTTCAGATATGGAGTATGACAAACCACGATTTAAAACATAAGGGAACGTATAAGACATATAAATGGCCCTCTAAGGAGTACATATACTCGTGGAATAAGGATGAGGATTATCTAAACCACAAGACAAAGGAAAAGAGTTTACCTAAAACAGCAGGAAATCATAACGAAAATTCGTGGCATGGTAATAGAGTTGTGTTCTCAGATGGTACATTTTATCCTATAGGCGGTGATATTATACCCTCAGATATATCTATTTGGGAACTGTTTAACAAAACTTTATGTCATAAATATAGGGGAATGGAGATATCCCATGTATGAATATAGTTGTAAAATAGTAAGAGTAGTTGACGGAGATACCGTTGATGTTGATATTGATCTAGGTTTTGGTGTGTGGATGCACAAACAACGCATCAGAATGTATGGTATAGATACTCCTGAGAGTCGCACAAGAGATTTAGAAGAAAAGAAGTTCGGTCTAATGGCTAAAGAGATTGTTAAGAAATGGGTTCCAGAAGGAAGTACTCAAACTCTTATAACAAGAAAAGATAAATCTGGTAAATATGGACGTATTCTGGGTTCGTTTAAGATAGTCTTTGAAGAAGAAGAAACAACTCTAAATGAGTGGATGGTTAAATATAAGTATGGGGTTGAGTATTTTGGACAATCTAAGAAAGACATAGAAGAAGAACATATAAGGAATAGAGAGTTAGTCAATCCAGATA